GGACTGCACGGTCTATGCGATGGCGGCGCGGCAGGCGGTCGGCAGTGTCGATTGGTCGGCGCGGCGGGTTGAAGCGGCCATGAGGCCGGAAGTTGTCGCTGAGGTGCGCAAGCGTCCCGACCGAGCATCTGGCGATGATTGGTTGGGCGCGCGGGAGAACTGGCTTTGAGCTTCACATCCGACCAGATTGCAGCGCTCAAGGTGGCGATTGCGACCGGCGCGCTGACCGTGCGCAACGCGAACGGTGAGGCAGTCACTTATCGCAGCCTTTCGGAGATGAAGCAGGTGCTGGCGATGATGGAAGCCGAAGTCGCGCCCGCCGCATCCTCCCCGATCCGATTCATCAACCCGACCTATTCGAGCGGGTGTTGACGTGACGATGATCGGTAGCATTGTCCGCGCTGCGACGGCGCGGAACGAACTTCGGGCGGCCAGGGACAAGGCGGCGCTTGATGCGCTGATGAACTACAATGCCGCGACAAAGAGTTCGCGGGCTTCATCCTTCCGGGCAGTCGCCAGTGATGCGGATGCGGCGGGGCAGGCGCGGGCGCGGTTGTCGTGGGTCACGCGCGACATGATCCGCAACAATCCCTTTGCGATAAAGG